TGTTTCTGGTGTCAGTGTTGTAACAACTATTCTTCCAATAGTAATATTATTATCTGTTGGAGTGGTTAGTGTTTCTGGTGTCAGTGTTCTAGCAAATTGTGATAGAACAGAAATATTATTATCTGTTGGAGTGGCTAGTGTATCTCCTGGAACTGATTTAGTAACTACTTTTATAAATGTACCATTATCTGTTGGAGTGGCTAGTGTATCTCCTGGAACTGATTTAGTAACTACCTTTATAAATGTACCATTATCTGTTGGAGTGGTTAGTGTTTCTGGTGACAGTATTCTTAATTGTGTTAATGTAATATCATTATCTGTTGGAGTGGCTAGTGCATCTCCTGGAACTGATTTAGTAACTGTTTTTGCAATAGTACTATCTGTTGGAGTTGCTAGTATATCTACAAGACTAGTACCAAGAGAATTAATAAGCGATTGTAATTGAACACTTAAATCTATATTATTTGTAATACTAAATTCACCAAATAATGCCATTCCAGCTGGGTGAAGCATAGTTTTAACTGCAGATTTATATGATGCCAGTCTTTCGTCAATTTTTACAACATAGGAAAATGCTTGATAATATTTACTATCTTGAATGAAAATAGAATCATCTAAAAAGCCATCATTTGATATGTAGTATCCTGGGTATTTCATAATAGCACCAAGAGAGACTTCAACAACTGCTGGATCATCAGAGTTGGCAGCAGAGTTAGCAAATCTTTGTGTAAACTCTTTAAGCAAAGTACCTGCATATGCACCGTTAACATAATCAGTCACAACATAATCTACAGTATTAATATATCCCTGTTCGTCATATCCTGCAGTTGCATCTCCAATTGTAAGTGTCTGACCAGATCTGCTAACAGATGACACACGAACTAATGCAACAGAGTTAGTGGGATTAGATGCTAAAAACGGAAGTGAGAAGGAAGTAGTATATCCTAAACCAAATTTAATAAACTCTGCATGTTTGATACCGTTATTAGTATCAACAGCAGTAACTTTTAATAAAGCACCAGTTCCAGTTCCAGATATAATATCAAACACCTGACCAACTCGAAAGTTTTTTCCAGGTTGAGTGATTGTTGGAGTTTGTGTGGCTGGAAGAATAGTAGCCTGAAATGTATCTTTGAATCTAATTCTATTTCCTGGTTCTATTACGCCAACAAATCTTTTATCTAAAAAGAATTCGTAGATATCCCCACCAAGAGCAACTATTCGATCGACCTCACCAACAAGATCTTCTTTTTTGTCAATAACAATTCTAATTACTGTATTTTCAGTTTCAATATTAACTAGTTTGCCAACAATTTCAAGTGGATCTCCATAATCCACATGAGCAAATACTGATATCTCTTGATTCCACTTTCCATCAGACGCACGAAGCATCTGAGTTCCTGGATATATTAGTTCTGTTCTTTTACCAAATAATAATCTAAACAAAAGATTGTAAGAAGATTCAGAACCTTTTGAAAGATACTGATCTTTAATATGAGCAAGGAAAAATCTTTCATCACCAGCAATATTTGGATAATTATGTGCTAATTCTTTTTTAAATTCGCCCACAAAAGAATCAAGAGTTTTATCTAAATCTTTAACAGAAGAAAGATCTACTCCTTGTGTTTGTAAAAACTCATAGTATGCTTCTACAAAAGCAACAAATGTTGGAAAATCTTCCCTAATAAATTCAGGGATCTGTCTAGAAACAACAGATGATAAATTAGTTCTTGCCATTATGATCTAATAGAGTTGAACGTGTAGTTAAATCCAGCACCAGTATCTCCATTTACAGTAGTATCAGAAATAGCAGTCACACTTAATAGTGTTGGGTCAATCTGAACAATTCGATTTAGAGCAGAAACAATATCGTATGATTCTGGTTTAATTTGTATTTCAAACAATGCTCCATCTAAAGTAGTTATAGTCAAACCATTGATTGAAATTAATCCTAATGAGTAATTAATAGTTCCCTGTGTTGTGTTCACAAATACTTTATCTCGGTTTGAATTACGATAGTACAAACGAATATTTCCTGCAGAATCGTCATCAAGAAAGTGTACTTGAGTGCTTGTTGGAATAAAGAATCCAGTAGATGAAAACACTTCACTACCATCTTGAGAAATAGGATTAATTAAATTTAATTTATATTGAGCGTTTGTGCCATACTGTGGAGAAATAGGATGGTGAATCATTACACGAGTTGTATTATTTACAATTGATAAATCAGATTGATCAATAATACCTGTGAGTTTTGTATATCGAAGAATTCCATCAAATTTCTGAAGGTCGGTTTCGTCATAATCTAAAATTGCATTTTTTACAATAGTTTCAATCTGTGCTGAAGTTTTAGATGTTTCTTTAGGATTATAGTAAACAAATGATGTTATTTTAATATTAAAAAATTCTGGATCAACAAGTTCAGGAGTAATAGAAACAACACTTCTTGGTAAAATAATTTGATGTAAAATAGTTTCTTTTTGCACATTAGTTAACTTTGAAGATTCTTTTGGTTTAATACAAATAAATGTTTTACCATATACTGGAGGATCATTATCCTCGCCACCCCAAACTGATATTGTTTGCGCATCGGGAAATTTACTATAAATTAATGCTTTGTAATCATCTGGAGTAACAGCACGATTTTGTGCTGCAAATAATCTTGGAGCATTAAATTTAATAGAATTAATGTCTTCTGGTTCAGCCCCACCAAATGCAGGAGTTACAGTAGTTACCGAAAGATTACTACCCAATACTGATGTACCATTATACGTGAATACATTTGCTGAGTTTGGTTCTTCTAAACTAGAAACAAAATAATCAAGAGTTACAACATTACCATTACTTACTGCTGTGCCAAGAACACCATTACCAAAAGTAATTTCATAAAGACCATCATCAATCTCTTTTAAGAAATATACTTTAGTTACATCAGTTACTTCTGTTAAATTTTCTGCTCTTGTGAATGTTTGATAAATATCAGAAGTTGAATTTTCCTGAACTTGAACTGATAGTGTTGAAACATCAATATTTGCATTTGGTATGATAAAACGAACACCACTGGCAACTGTATACTTAAATGATAGTGGTGTACCCTCAACAATATTTAAATTAGAAAATGTATAAGAACCGCTGGTACTTATCGCCACAGTTACAGCTTCTAGATTATAAAACACATATGACGTGCCATCGATAGAAGTCGAGAATGATTGTCTTGCTGGTAATGTTGCAGTACTTGGACTAGAAGTTGGTGCAGTAATAATTGCATTTACTTTTGCTCTTGCACAAACTGCAGATCTTGGTGTATAACCAAGCATCTTTGAAAGAGAAACTACTGATGCACGTTTGCTGGCAGAGTCAAGAAATACTTCGTTTACAGCAAGATTAGTATAAACACCATTGTAGTGAGTATTATATGCCAGCAGATCTAAAAGAACGGATAAACCAGATCCTTCAAAATCGTAATCTGAAAATTCATTTTGTGCTTTAAGGAATGTCTTAAGATTGGCTTTAATGGTATCAAAGTCTAACTCTGATACCTTTAGTCTTTTGTTATTAGTTGTAATTGCCATTTATCGTGTTCTCTCTAGTGCTAGATCAAGAGTTATAGGTCTCTCGGTATTAACTATTTTAAATTCTAATGTTATATAAACAGCGTTGGTGTCTATAGAATCATTTATTCTGACATCTAAAACTTCTACTCTTGGTTCAAAGTTGTTAATCACATCGATTACTGCTCGTTGAAGCATAACTGTAAACATTGGTCCAGGTAGTTCAAACAACATTGCTCGAATCGGAGAGCCGATTTCACTATGAAATGGTCTCTCAAAGTTCCGAGTCAATAATAAATTTTTAATTGATTGTTTAATGGCATTATCATCATATTTGCGTGATATATCCTTATTCACTGGATGTACAGTAAAATTAAGGTCTAAGTCTGAGAAAATTCTTGTATTTCTTGCCATATTGTTTATTTAGGTTATTCTATAAAAGTGTTAAATCCAGCACCACCAACTTGGTCTCCGTCAGCAACTGGATCTCCATATCTTGCTACCTTTTTACCCTCGAAAAAGGTTTTAGAAGAACCATCTATAATTTCTCTCTGTGCAGCAATATGTGTAACTAAACCTACCTGATGGGGTTGATACTGATCCCCAACTAATCCTATTTTCATTCCCTGAACAAAAGATTTAGTTGCTTGATTTTTGTAAGTTAAAACAGTCGCTGTTCCATCTATACCCTGCGATAAATCTCCCATTTTAGCA